CTTCCCCGGAACAAACATCGAAATCGTTGGTGTTGGTGGTCTTGAAGCTAGCAACAACATTGTTGGATTCTCAGTTGCAAACGCATTTTTGGGAATGGACTTGTCAGAAGATTCTAGCAAAATTGAAAGCTGGTATTCTCAAGACGACCGTGTATTCCGCGTTGCAATGGAGTTCACAATGGGAACGCAAGTTGCATACCCTGACCAAGTTGGAATCGTATCTATATAACTGATTTAACGGGGCGGCTTCGGTCGCCCCTTCACTCTAAAAAACAAACAAAATGGCATATTCATCATGCGCTCTTACGACTGGATTCGACTTGGATTGTCGTGATTCAATTGGAGGAGTGAAGAGTGTTAGATTAGCGAGCCTTGAAGACTACACGGCAATGGCTGCAACTGGTACTGCATCGGGAGCAATTACGGGGTGGACGACTGCGGCACTTGACTTTTACAAGTACGACCAACTAAAGGAGACATCTTCTTTGACTGAAAGCATCAATGGTTCTTCTCAGAACGGCACTGTTTACTTCACGCCTGAAGTTACTATTGTTATCTCAAAATTGGACATTACTAAGCGAAACGAAATCAAGGTACTTGCTCAACAAAGGCTTGTAGCTATCGTTGAAGGTAACGACTCATCTTATTGGGTAGTTGGATACCAAAACGGTCTTGAATTAAACGCTGGAACTTCGGCAACGGGAACGGCATTCGGAGACCTTAGCGGCTACTCGTTGACACTAAGCGGAATGGAGGCAGACACAATGCTTTCAATTGCTCAGGCGGAAGTTGATTTGGTAACTAGCGCAACACAAGCGTAATCTAACTACATTTACAACTCTTTCGGGAGTTCTGTTTTCATGTTCTGTTTTGAAGCCCTCGCCATTTGGTGGGGGTTTCTTTTTTACAGATGGCACAAAAAGTAAGTTTTGCTATTTACTTAAAAAGATATGGCATCAACAGTAACCGCAGCAACCGCAACCGTACAAATAACAGAGTCACTCACGCTAGGAAACGTAGACAGAGGCGGCACACACACCCGAACGATTACCAACGTAGCTGAGGCAGACCGCAGAGTTATGACCGTAGATTTCTCAGGAGAAGTTGACTTGATAGAATTGGACACGGCAAACGGTCAAGGTAAGTTTGTACGGTCTTCGATTCGGTACATTAGAATCACCAATCTAGACGACACCAACTTCATTCGGGTTCGATTCAATAAGTCAGGTGCTGAGACCGCAGATGTCAAGGTAAGTGCTGGAGCGACCTTTATGCTTTCAACTGGCTCGATGGACTCAGATGCAACCGCAAGTGCCTTTAGTGCATTCGTTGACATTGACAACATCAGCGCACAAGCAGACACGGCAGACGTAGACATCGAATTTGTAGTGTTCGCAGTTTGATTAATATAGTTAAAAATAGCGCGAACTTGTTGGCTTTAACGCTTACCGAAAGAGGCACGGCAACTTACTACTTGTTCAAGTTTCAATCGGACAATACGGAGGACGTGACTTACTGCGTGGCTACGGATTCAAGTGCTTTTCCTGACCGTTTCAACAAGTTCACAATTACGGAACAAGCATCTCCAAACAACCTTAACGCTGAAGTGGAAATGACAACCGAAGGGCAATGGAAATACTTCGTGTACGCCAATAGTTCAAGTTCTAATTTAGACCCAACGGGTTTGCTAGAATTAGAAAGCGGCATAGTAAAAGTTACAGGAACATCAACACCAGTTACTAGCTATTCAGGCGGTAACGCAAATTATGTAGTGTATGGCTCTTAAAGTATTGAATTTCGACACGCAGAAAGTGCCTACTTTCAAGGAAGCAAGGGGCAAAGATTGGATTCTTTTCGGAGACGAAGGAGACTACAAGAACCGCTACCCTGAGTATTTGCTAGACCTTTACCGAAGGAGCGCAAAGAACCACGCTATAATCAACTCAAAGAAAGACTACGTTGTAGGGCAAGGTTGGGCGGTTAAAGAGGAAGGGCTTAACACCTTAGGGCTTGCCAAGCTGCAAGAGTTTATTGACCGCCCTAACCAATACGAGACACTAAACGACATCTTAGAAAAGGTCGCTCTTGATTACGAGTTATACAACGGCTTCGCTCTTGAGATAGTTTACAACCAACTGAACGATAAGATAGCGGCTATTTATCACGCTGACTTTGCACGTTACAGAAGCAATGAGGACGGCTCTTGCTATTACCATTCAGAAGATTGGAGCAAGCACAACCCAATAGTTGAGAAGATTGAGGCTTTTGACTGGAAGAGCCCAAGCGGAAAGCAACTACTTTACGTTAAGGGGTATTCGCCTGACTGTCGTTACTATCCTTTACCTACCTATTTAGGTTCTACTTCTTACATTGAACTCGATGTTGAGATTGCAAACTTTCATCTTAACTCAGTAAAGAATAACTTTGTTGGCGGAACGATTATTTCATTCTACAACGGAGAACCAACGGCAGAGGAGCAAGAATCAATTGAGCGACAAATCAAGGACAAGTTTACAGGCACTAACAATGCCAATTCCATTCTGTTAAACTTCGCAGATTCAAGAGACCGAGGCGTTGAGATTATACAACTAAACGGTAACGACTTCGACAAGCGTTTTGATATCTTAAACAAGACCGTACAAAGGGAAATCTACGCGGGACACCAAGTAACTGACCCAGCTTTATTTGGTATTAAGGAGGACGGAATATTCACTAGCAGAAATCAATTAGTTGATTCGTTTGAGTTGTTCCAAAACACGTACATAAACAACCGCCAACAGTTTATTGAGCGAGTCTTTAACGAATTGGCTTCTTTGCAAGGGCTATCTAATCGTTTATACATCCAAGATACCGAGCCAATTTCTGTTCAATTCTCAGAGATGACCGTTACTTCGGTAATGACTCAAGAAGAAATTCGTGAGAAGGTTGGTCTTCCAAAACTTGATAAACCAATGCAAGCGGCTAAGACCTCAAGCGATGAGGACAACGTTTTGGTTGAGTACTTCAAAGGCTGCGGCTCAACAAACTACGAGATAGTTGGAAACGGTAAGGCTTTGAACTTTGAAAGTGAGACAGGAGCGAAGCTACACGAGAAGCTGAATTTAAAGTATTGGTTTGCGGAGGTCAACCCAATTGATACGGCTATTCTGAACATATTAAAAGAGAATCCTTCAACGCCTTTCTTGGCTATTGCCGAGCAGTTACAACTATCCATTGAAAGGGTGATGCTTGGGCTTCAAGTATTGCTTGTGGCGAACGCTATTATCTTAGAGATAGGCGAAGTGCTAGATTCCAGCCAGCGTATTGTTAAAATCACCAAAGAAGGCGAGCGACTACTTAACGAGATTCCACCCGTAGAGGAGGAGTTCGTTATCCGTTACACTTACGAGAAGAGACCCGAAGCAACTGGCGGTTCTATTATTGACACTACAAGACAATTCTGTCGGGACTTGGTAAACGAAACTCAATCGGGCAAAAGTTGGCAGCTTGATGAGATACAAAACATAGGGGTGAGTAACAACAGAAACGTGTGGATGCGAGGCGGTGGGTTTTGGGGAAAATCTTACCATTGCCGACACTACTGGGAGCAGAAACTAATGAGGGTTAAGAAGTAAGATGGCAAACGTATTATTCATATCGGAAACGTTCTTAAAGGACAACACGCTCCTTCATGAGAATATTGACTTCAAATACTTGCGCCCCGTTGTATTGATGTGTCAGGATATCCACATTCAACACAAGCTAGGTACTACGCTTTACGATGAACTCAAGACTCAAATTACAAACTCAACGCTTACTGCGGACAACCTTAAACTACTAGAGGACTATATCCAACCGTCTCTTTTGTATTGGGTGCAATCTGAAGCACCAACCGCTATAAGCTACAAGTTTCTAAACAAGGGGATTCACCAACAAAGTTCTGAAAACAGTTCGGCCGTATCACTTGATGAGATTAATTTCATTCAGCAGAGGTACAAAGATAAAGCGGAGTGGTACACCGAAAGGTTGGTCAATTTCTTGCTTGAAAAAAGTACCAACTACCCAGCCTACGCCAACCCGAATAGCGGACTTGACACTATCCAACCTGACACCCGAACCTACACTACGGGTTTGTACTTGGGCAGAACTCTACGGAAAACAAGCTTAGAAGACAAATATGAGCATAGGCGTAAATCTTAAGAATCTCGAAAAGCTAAGAAAATTTGTACACGCTCAACCAAATATTAAGCCTGATAGAAAACGAGGCGAACGCTCACCTACAAGTGAAGCAATTCGGTCAAGGAGACGTTTGGGAAATCAACCCGAAGGAACTTGACTACCTTGTTCTTTGGGCTATTGAAGAAGGCGTAGTTCTTAACGAGCGAACGCTCACCTTCAACATTCGCTTGCTTGCGATGGATAGAGTTCTTCCGGGCGAAGAAAACGAGCAAGAAGTAATGAGCGACACTATTCAAGTTCTGCTTGACTTTGTTGCTTACTTCCGACAGTTGCACACGACCGATTTAAGCATACAAACGAGCGTTACACTTGAGCCGTTTACTGAGCGATTTGACGACAAGGTAAGCGGACACGCTTGTGTACTTTCAATTACTCAACCGTACGATTACAACAAATGCCAAATTCCAATATAAAAAAGTGTTATTAATTGTAATTAATGAGTAATGGCACACCAACAAATGAACGTGAACGATTATATCAGTGAGCTGGTTTTGGCTGGAGGAGGTGTACTAGCTACTTTGACCGCGTGGAAGCAAGGGCAAAAGACCGCCAAGACTAGCCACCTTGACAATGTAGAGAAGGCTATTGAGATTTGGGAAAACACATCTACTAAACTATCTGCAAGCCTTAACACTTTGGAAGATGATATGAAAGACCTCCGTAAGAACCACGAGGAATGCGAAGCAAGTAAGCGCGAATTGTCTGAAAAAATCTATGTACTTGAACAGACGATGCAAAACATTATTGAGCCGCCTGTAATCAAGCGGAAGATAAGCGTAAAAAAGAAAGGCTCTTCAAGCTCCGAACAATAATGGAAAAAGCACCAAGGCAAACCGCATCAAGCATGGCGGCAGAACTGATAAAGGAGTTCGAAGGCTATTCGTCAAAGCCGTATTTGTGTCCTTCCAATGTAGCGACAATCGGATACGGTAACACCCGTTACTTAAACGGTGAGCGCGTTACTATGGAAGACGAAGACATCACAAAGAAGGAAGCCGAGAAGATACTGATTGACACGGTTAAATTTGTGGAGAAGGAAGTGAAGAGCGTTGTGGAGGTAAAGTTGAAGCCCTACCAATTGGCGGCACTTATTTCATTTACTTATAACGTAGGCATAGGCAACCTTTCAAACTCTACCCTTTTGGCTTGGGTAAATTCAAACCCAAACTACTCACAAATCCCTTCGCAGTTTCGAAGATGGAACAGAGGAGGCGGCAAAGTTCTTAAAGGTTTAATTCGTAGAAGAGAAGCTGAGATAGAACTATGGAAAGGAGCATCGCAATACGTTTAGTCAAGGAGTTTCTTCCTTGCTTATTGGCTTTCGTTCTTGGTCTTATTGTGGCTTGGAAAGGATGCGGAGGCGAGAAGATTGAAACAATCATAAAGAAGCCAGTTGCAACCATTGAATATGTGGACAGATGGCGCACCGATACAGTTCGCTTTGTTTCTAAGAAAGTAATAACCCAAAGGGACACAATCTATAGCGACAGGATAGTTAATCGTTTAGACACGTTGTTTTTAGTTGATACCATTAGCATCGTTGAGGCGTGGCTAACCGAGGTGGCTAAATACGACACGACAGTAAACGACATTCGGCTAACTTGGCAGAACTATCAGAACAGAACGGAGAACCTGAGCGTAGCATACACCCCGAAGAAGGTGGTCGGTGCAAAATTTGCGCTAGGACTTCACGCAAACGTGGGTATTATATCAGATTTTAATCGTAGTTACACGCCACTTATGGGCATCGGCATACAAACAACAATAAAAAGTACTTACATTAGCGCAAATTATGGCTACAATGGTCAGCACTTTATCGGTGTTGGCGTTGGTCGAAACCTTATAAGCAAATGATATACGACACAAACCCGATTACAAGGGAAGCAATCGACAAGTTGCTCCAAAAGAACGCCTCAAATCAAGCTAATTTAGGTACTGATTCCACGGACTTGGAACGATTCGAGACCAAAGTAAAGTGGGCAGAGTTGCTCCGCGAAATTAGATGGCTAGATCCTGAGTTTGCTGAAGTGATTCACCCCGAATGAGCGACTTTAGACCACGAGTTAAGGGTCAAATGCTGGATGCTTGGTGTAACCTAACGAAAAAGGAGCGCAGGGTGTTGGTTATTGGAGACCTGCACGAGCCGTTTTGTTTAGATGGCTACCTTGATTTCTGCAAAGACACCTATCGAAAGTACAATTGCAACCAAGTGGTCTTTATTGGTGACGTAATAGACTCTCACTACTCTAGCTTTCACGAAACCGACCCCGATGGAATGGGCGGAGGTCAGGAACTTGAGTTGGCAATAAAGAGATTGGCCAGATGGGTGGAGGCTTTTCCAGTTGCGGATGTCACAATAGGAAACCACGACCGAATAATAAGCCGCAAAGCCTTCTCGGGTGGTATTCCAAAGGCTTGGATTAAGTCTTTCAACGAAGTCTTAAACGCTCCGACCTGGCGGTTTGTCGATAGGGTTGCTTACGATGAAGTGCAGTACATTCACGGGGAGGCTGGAACGGCTAGAACTAAATGTAGAGCAGATATGCAAAGCACCGTTCAAGGACACCTCCACACAGAATGTTATTCAGATTGGTATGTTGGGCAGAAATTCAAAGTATTCGGAACTCAGGTAGGCTGCGGAATAGACTTCGACAAGTACGCCTTTGCCTATGCCAAGCGCGGCAAGAAGCCAGCGATTGGGTGCGCGGTGGTGATAGGCGGCAAGACAGTAATCAACGAACTGATGGATTTATGATTATCTTTCTTTTAACCGTTTGCCTTTGCCTCCTTTTGTTGGTTGTCGTGCTTCTCTTGTACGTTGCCTACACGGTGGGTAAACTAGAGGACACTCAAGAAGTAATGTACGACATGGCGGTTGATTTGGAGCAGCGAAATCGCGAGATAGAACTTAACCAAGAGGCTATTTTCAACGCCTATTCACGGCAGAATTAAGAACGAAATGAAAAATAATTGAAAATAATTGCATTGATGTAGTGATTATTCAAAAGGTTATTTGTATATTTGGTGAATAATTAAAACAAACGACATGAAAAAGACAGTAAGACAAATCAGAAAAATACTTTTTGACACCGACAAATACACGGTAATTGGTGCTGATGAAAGAACTAACGAAGACTCAAGAAATCTACTTTACGGATTGAGCAATCAAGATGAATTGTTTAATGTAATAGACAACGGAACTCACTTGCTAATTTGGTAACCCAACAGGGGCAACCATAAGAACGCCCCACTAAAAACAGAACAATGAACTACGCAATATTTGAAATACAAATGCTAGATGCTCCAGCCTTTGTTCGGCTTGCATCCGAGAAAGCAATCAAGAAACTGCTTGAAGATGGCAAGGGAACTTTGGAGGTTGACAATCAAACCTTATTACTTGCGGCTAAATACGCAAGAGTTGAGCCGACTAAAGGAAATACGCACACATTTATCCGTATATTTAGGGGTGAGAACTACGTTGATTTACAAACAAAAAACAGTTAAAAAATGGAAGAACTAATTTACATCCAAAGCGAATTGAAAGCACCGAAGAACCAGTACAACGCCTTCGGCAAATACAAATACCGAAGCTGCGAAGATATACTAGAAGCGGTGAAGCCACTACTCAAAGAGAAGGGTTGCTATCTAGTTTTATCTGACGAAGTTAAAGAGGTTGCTGGCATACCCTATGTAGATGCAACTGCCATATTCATAAAGGGTTCGGAATCTGTAACCGTCAAGGCGCAAGCTGGAATAGACCCAAATAGAAAGGGAATGGACATTGCCCAATCGTTTGGGAGTTCATCAAGCTACGCAAGAAAGTACGCTCTAAACGGCTTGTTTTTAATTGATGATACCAAAGATGCCGACTCAACTAACGACCACGGAAAGGCAACGCAAAGCGCACCATCAACCGCACCATCAAAACCAACCGTTCAGAAATCCTTACAAGTTCCGAAAGGCGAACGAATCAAGATTGAAGACGGGGACGAATTATTTCTGAAGATTGTCAGGGCGGTTGCTGAAGGCAAAGCAACTATCCAACAGGCCACTAATAAGTATAGCATCAGCGAAGCCGTGGAGGATAGCCTCAAGGAGAAGATTCAAGCACTTACTGAAATCGTTTAGTCATGGGAAAATCAAAAGACATTTTTATGGCGGTTCGATTTCAGTTGGAAGCCTCTGAGGAACTATGGGAATCGCTCCCAAACGAATACCGAGAACGGTTCAAAGTCAAACGTATCGAAGTAGAAACCATCCAAGGCGAAGAAGCCAAAGAGGTTTACAAACGTTGCCCGACATGGGTGAAGCTGCACGATGAAATGGTCGAATCTATTAAGGCACAAAAGGAACGCGAAGAGCAAATAAGAATTGAAAAGAGAAACCAAAATAAATAACAATGAAAAAAGAAAACGAACCCGATTTATTACACCTTATGATTGCAATGCAAGAAGCAGCTAAAGAACTCCGAGGGCATTCATTAGGGACGGTGCTGGCCACCTTATCTTCCGCTATGCTTGCAATATCAAGGGCAAAAGTCAGCGAAGAAACGGCAGCCGCATCTGTCGCATTGCTAGAAGCGATTGAGTCAATGTGTCACGCTTCAAGATTTATGCGAGAAATTACTATCGAAAACGAAATAAACGAATTAACAAATAAATAAAAATGGAAAACAAGTTAACAGGTAAATTGAAAGAGAAGATGGAAACGCAGACGTTTTCAAGCGGTTTTGCAAAGCGCGAGTTCGTTGTAACAACCGAGGAGACTTACCCGCAAGACATTAAGCTGGAGCTCGTCAAAGACAAGTGCGAACTTCTCGACCATCATGAGATAGGTGATGGCGTGATGGTGTCATTTAACCTGAGAGGCAACGAGTACAACGGGAAGTATTACGTTAATCTACAGGCTTGGAAAATTGAGGTGGCCAGCCTAGTGGCGGCACTTCCAGCAGAGGATCCAGCAGATGGCCTCCCGTTTTGAAGAAGAGCAGAAGTAAAATTGTGAGGGAGTTAGATGCCGCCTTTAGCCGATTCATTCGGTTGAGGGCGGTTAACCCTGATGGCTTTGTTGAGTGCTACACTTGCGGACGTTCTTACGAACTGAAGAGGATTCAGAACGGGCACTTCATGGGGCGAGCAAAGTACGCGACAAGATGGCATGAAGATAATTGCCGACCTCAATGCTACGGTTGTAACGTGATGCAGCAAGGAAGGCAATACGACTTCGGGTTGAATTTAGACCGAGAGCGCGAAGGACTAGCAGACGAAATGCACCGCCTTAGCTTGACCACGGTGAAGTTTCAAACCTATGAACTGGAGGAGATGCTGAAGCACTATCTTCAGAAAGTTAAAGAAATGGAATAAATAATTTGAATTGATGTAGTGATTATTCAAAATGTATTTATATATTTGACAAACATTTAAAAGCAACAGACATGAAAAAGACAACACAACAACCAAAACCAAATGATTTTTACCTTGCCTTTGACACGGCTTGGTTCTCTGCCTTTTACAATTCAAAAGGAATTTGGACGTATAATGGTCGTGAGATATTCCCGACACACTGGGTTGAGTTACCGTCAGCACCTTTATCACTAACCTAAAATCAACAAAGAAATGAAACCAACATTTAAACGCATAACGTGGCGAGGTCACAAACTAGAAGTTACTGGATATTCAGACGATCACGGTGCCGAACTAGATTCAATCGAAGGTATCTCACCGCTTGATATGTACATGGAAGCTGACGACAAAGCAATGGGTCAGATAGAAACGCTATTCGCAGAGGCTTGTAATGAGGTTGATAGCGATGCTCTTTACGAGATGAGCCACGGATATAAATAAGCAAATGATTAAACTACCAAAGATAGATGAAGTGATTGCCGAAGCGAAAGCTAAAGGTATAACCGCCTACCAAATAGCCAAGGAAACAAGGCTATCAACGCAAACGGTTTACGCCTATTTCAAAGGCGACAGGGTAAGCGTAAGAACTCAAGAAGCAATAATCAACTACATAAACAAACAATGAAAAGCAAGCAAGATTTTAACCAGTACAACTTAGAGAACTCGCAAGTTTACGAACTCTTTAAAAAGTTTACTTTCCAAGTCATTCGCAGAGGGTTCAACAACTTCTCTGCGGAGTCAATTATCAATCAGATAAGATGGTTTACGGAAGTCGAAACCGTAGGCGATGAGTTCAAAATAAACAACGACTACAAACCGCATTACTCTCGAAAGTTTATGAAAGACTTTCCTGAGTTTGAAGGCTTTTTCAGAACCCGTAAAAGCGTAGCAGATGACAACCAGACTCACGACTTCTAAGGCACAAACTCAAGACGAATATGTGCTAGCTTACTTCAAGAAGTACGACAACCTAGGCGTAACGCCTGAGCGCGTACTTAGGCACTTTAGGATAATGGAGAAGCTGAGCGAAAGCAAGTGGCACAACACCCCGGTTACTTCAATTAGGCGGTCGTTTTCCAACCTCAAGAATCAAGGGTTGATACAGAAAACCAACCTAACCATCGAAGGGGACTTTGGCAAGAATGTTCACGTTTGGAAGTTGATAAGATGACACAGGAACAAGAACAAGCGGTGGAGATTCTAGTTAATGAATACAAGGAAAAATTAATAGAAATAATTTCAAGACAGAACAAAATGATTAAGCCAAACCCATTAATTAACGATGCAATGGAGCGTATAATTGAAGACGTTTCCCTCGTTACAAACATATCAGTACAGGAAATCAAAGCACGGAGGCGAAAAACTGAAATACTATTAGCCCGTCAGCTATCCATGTACATGATTTATGAAACGATTTACAAGAAGATACCCGAATCGGTTTCGTTGCAGCAGATTGGAAGCCACATGGGTAAAGACCATGCAACCGTATTACATTCTGTTCGGATAATCAACAACTACATTGACACCAAGAACAAGTACGTTATGCAGATTCTTGACGTATTGAATGATGAAAGTAAAATTGCCGCGTAATTATAAACACATTCGTAACGAATAAACAGACAATGGAATTAACAGGCAAAGCAAATGAAGCTTTTAGAGCGTATTACGTTGACCAATACCAAGAAGGCACATTTCGCCAATACGATTGGTTCAAAGACCTACCCGAAGCGTTTAAGTGGGGCGTGTATCAATCATTTGCTGATAGTTTGGGTTATGAACTATACATAAGCAAAGAACACCCCCTAGAATACTTTTGGTCGTTATGTGATTTGCTGCGCAGTTTTAATGAAGGCACGTCTAAAACGCGTAAACTGGCTCAATGCATAGCGGTTAAAAAGTTGGACGATTTAATTAACAGACAATGAAAAAGACACCACTACAACAACTGATTGAGTACATGGGACAAAACCAATACTTCATAGGCAACGACTTATATGCAAAGCAAAAAGAACTACTGGAGGAAGAAAAACAGATGGTTGTTGATGCTTACAGAGATGGCAGAAGCGACCAACGATGTGACATGATGCCAGAGTATTACAATAGAACCGCTGAAGAATATGTAAATCAAAACTTCGGACAATGAAAACAGAACACAAAAAAGCATTGAAGACATTGGTGTTCTCTCAGTCATTCGTTGAGGCGTTAGATGACTTCGGAGGGTCAACGGCATTCAAGCACCAACTTAAACAGAAAGGCTTGTCGTTCTGCAAGGAGATGGACAAGTTTCTCAACACGGTCTACGAGAACGGCTCAACTGACTCATCACTAATCAATTTGGTTGAGCGATGTCAGCAAGCTATTGACGAGGTTATTATTAACGAGGTGGAGGTAATCGAATGAAAGCCCTAGCATACATCTACATCCTGACCACATGGGTGTTCGTTCCTTTGGCTAATTACCAACCCGAAGAACGAACGGAACAACGAACGGAATCACAACCCGAAATACTGTTCTGGTGTGACTGTGGAGCGAAGTACGACTGGAGAACTAAACCGATGAAAAAACTTAATTAAATTGCTTAGTTTATCCAATAATTAATTGTATATTGCAGCGTTCTTTGACACGGACACGATATAATAACAGATGAAAAACATTCAATCATTCGTAAGAGGAAGTAACAAGGTCGCGACTTTTCTGTTTGTCCACTTGTTTCAGGCTGTCAACCTGACCTCTTACGGCATTGATTTATAATAATGGCTAAAGACAAGAAATCATTTATCGCGTACTGTGATTGGTTAGAGTCGTTTGAAGAACTTTCAGACGATGAAGCTGGCAGACTTGCAAAGCACCTGTTCAGATACGTTAGCGACCTTAACCCCGAAGCACCTGACAAGCTAACTAAGATGTGTTTCATACCTATTCAGCAGTCTCTTAAACGCGACCTTAAGAAATACGAAGGTTACATTGACAAGCAGCGTGATAACGGTAAACTAGGAGGCAGACCAAAGAACCCAAAAGAACCCAAAGAACCCACCGCTTTATTTGGAAACCCAACCGAACCCAAAAAAGCTGATAGTGTTAATGATAGTGTTAGTGTTAATGATAGTGTTAATGAATCTACTGACGTAGATAAAAGGCGCACATCAACAAAAGACCGTATTCCAACGCTTCAATCATTCATCGCTTACGGATTAGAGAAAGCTGCGGCAAACAAGCTTAACGTATCTGAACGCTCTATCTCAATGAAGTACGAGGCTTGGAAGGTTGCAGGATGGTTAAACGGAAACGGTGACGAGATTAGGAACTGGGAGGCATCACTACTAAATACCTTACCGCACATCGTTGACAAGCCAAACGGTAAGCAACCAATCGATAAGAACGCTCCGATAGTTTGGGACGACCAAGCAATTAAAGACTACATTGAGAACCCTTTCATTAGCCAAGAGACAAAGGAGGCGTTTTTAATTGAGCGCAGACAAGAACGAAAACAAGAAACTAACACACTAAAATTGAACGCATGATAAACAAATGGAACTACACGAACGTCATTAAACTCATTCCTACTTACGTTGGATGCAATGACTTTCCAAACGGAGCGCAAGGTGAACAACTGAAAGCTATAATAAGCGAGTTCATTAACGAGCAGTTCCCTTGGATGAAGCCCGACAACATTACCGAAGCGTTTAAACTCTCAGCCGCTGGAAAGCTATTCGATAACGGCAAGAAGATTGAGCCGAACACATACGGACAACTACTTTCAGCCGCGTTAGTTGGGCGTGTCCTGTCAGCTTACGTTGACTACAAGAAGTCGGAGCGTTCAAGACCATCGAGGTACAACCCTAATCAGTTAGGCGAAGCGCAAGTGAAAAAGATAACACCCGAAGAAGCGTATTCAATGATTGTGAAATTCATAAAAGAGGACGGTGAGTTTCCTTTGGGTGCGCCTTATCGGTCTTGCTATTTATACCTCCTAGAAAAAGGGGTGGTGAAGCCTATTGTTCCAGTAAAATCAAGCGGTCGCTTCTCTCAGATGGTTGGTGCTATAATGGAAATCAACCCGTATCGGTCGGTGGTGCAAGATTACTTAACAAAGAACCTTTAAACGAGGTGAAGCAATTAACGTGAACCAATTGAATGTACTGAAGCAATTAACCTAAAATAAGGCATCGCGGTGTTTTAAGTTAACGATAACGGATTGCAGACTTGCGAAGGCAAAGGATTAGAAAGAAAAATTATCAATTAACCAATAAATAAAATAACCAACCTTATCTATATACTTGAAATATTCATCTTTTACTTCTTCCTCTAATTCATAAGATTTAAACCAACTAACAATTAATCTCTCATTTAAATTCTCATACTCATTCCAATAAAAAAATTCGTCAATATAATTTTTAAAACTTCTCTTTACCCACTTTCCACTGGATTTATTCCAATATTC